ATTGTTACTCCGTCCATATTAGAAACAACACCTTTAATTCTCATATCTTGACCTGTTTCAGTTTCAAGAACTGCTTTTTCATCTTTCTTTAAATGTGTATAGAAAGCTGGTGTACAAGTTACTACACGACCTTCTGTTGGAACTATTTTTTCATCAAAATATTCAGTTCCTTTAGCAATACTATCATAAGCATTTTCATCTGTGATAGTTTCATTTTCAGTTTTACCTGCATTTGCACTCATTTTAGTATAAGTGTATTTATCAACTTCTGGAATAACTACTTCTCTTAATTGTCTTGCTAATGCACTACCTGCATTTAAAGCTCCTAGAGTTTCATCTTCGTCCATCTTATCAATTGCAAATGTAAATGAACGGTCTTTTTCCATACTTACTTCTTGAATTTCAGTTGCTAAATCATTGATAGCACCATATCTTGAAGTCATTGCTCCTGTATTATCTGTAACATTTCTACCATAATCATTCATTGGTGCAGTACTTACAGAATAAATTTTAATTGATTTTGTTCCTATAAAATCATAATCTTTGTTAGTTACTATTGATGTTTTACTTTCTGCTGTGAATTTTTCATCAACTAGTGGACTAAATTTTGTTACTAAATTAATAGCCATTTAATTTCATCTCCTTTTAAAATTCTGATTTAAACCCTTCTATGTATGGGTCTATTGTTTGTTCTGCTTTCTTTTCAACAGGAGTTGGTTGTTTTAATTTATTATTAAGATAACTTTGTATGTCAGATTGCCTTAATTCAACCAATGTATCGATTTTATTACCTATTGTTTCTGCAGTTTCTTTAGTAAAGTCGATTAAATCTAAATATCCTTGTGGTAAACCTTTTTCAGTTGCTATACCACTTGCAGTCTTATATAGATTACTTGCATTAATTTGACTTTCTAACTCAGCAATTCTATCTTTCATCTTTTGAGATTCATATTCTGATTTTTGAGTTGCGTCCATTTGTGCGAGCTTTTCTGCTTCACTTCTTTCTGCTTCAATTTTAGCTTTAAAATCTGTTTCCCATTTACTTTTAGCAGTATCTAGTGATTTACCTACTAACTTATCAAATTCACTTTGATATGCAGGGTCTTTTAATAACTCTGTAAAAGTAGGCTTTATAGGTGTTGTAGCATTATCCCCTGCTACTGGTGTGGCATTGTCGCCTGATTCAACATTTGTAGCACCTTCTTCTGCAAATAATTGAATATTTAATTTCATTATGTCCATTTTGTATTTCCTCCTTTTTGCCCAAGCCATTGCTATTGCCCCAGCTCATTCAAATCAAACATTAAAAAAATGCTATTATGAAATTATCAGAGAATGTTTTATCTCTTACAATTAACATCTTAGCACTATTATTTATTTTTTGTCAAACTCAGGATACATAAGGATAAATTGTACTTCTACAATGATGATAATGGTTATCTATAGGTGGCAAATTAGCTCCTATCTCTAAACCTTTAGTTTCATAAGTTACTATTCTATCATCTGCAGAACTATATCTTTGAAATATATTTGCTCCATTAATATTAAATATTTGTCCATTTAATGTATCACACATTTTAGTTGTCTTTTCATCTTCAATAGCAATAAATATAACTTGTTCTATTCCCATACTTTCATAAGTCTTTAATGCTACTTGATTTGCTATATATACAACTGCATTATCTAAATATCCTATATATGCGTCATCATATATTCTTTTTTTTTCTCTTTCACTTAAATATGCTCTATTTTGTTTATCTACTTCTTTCTTTAATGGTTCTTTATATACATTTAATTCTTTACCTTGTTGCATTTCAACTTTAATCTTCTTATATAATTGATTTATATTATAAGTTATATTTGCTTCTTTAAAATCATTCCAACTATATCCGTTGTAAAAAGGCATAGCTAATAATTGTAATGTAAATAATTCGGGTACAGTTACTAATCTAACTCTTTTTCTTTTCTTTTTAGGTAGAACATCTAACACTTCTGCTCTTGCTTGTTTACTTACTAAATTACTTACTTCTTCAAATAACTCATTCTCTATCTCTTTTTGTGAATTATATTGATTGTAATATGCTAGCATCAACATAGCCATTAATAAATCATTATTTCTTAATCGTTTGTGATTAAGGTAATAATTTAACTTATAACCAATAAAGCCTTTTAATTCACCTGTTTCTTTAACTCCTCTTATCTTGCTATGTAGTCTATTTATATCTATAGTATTAGCATAATTATATAAGTCATCATAAGTGAATTTAATACTATCTAAAGAACTCTGTAAATCATCAAATAATTTCTCATCTATTCTTTTTCTTTTAGCATTAAAGATAGACAATTTCTTATCTATCTCTTTCCATCTATTGTTAAGTATTTCATTATTTTTCATAATATCTACCTACTTTACTCTGCTTTTATAATAAGGCACGTTATATGTTCCTCTTTTATATTCATTTTTTTATATTTATCATCATCAATTCTAAATAATCCACCATATTTATTTCTTCTATATTCCATTATTTTTTCCCTTCTTTATCGTCTTTTTTATTGTTATTTTCTTTTTCTTCTTTACCTTTTTTATTGCTAGATTTATTATCTTCTTCCTTATTATCTTTTGTATCTTCATCAGTGCCTTGTTTAGGATTATCATTACCACCATTTAATTTATTGAACTCACTTGTCTTTACCAAATCTTTATCTAATTGAGCTTGGTCTTGTTCGTCCATTTTGTTCTTTTCATTAGTTGAGTCAAAGTTCAAAGGTAGTCTTTGAATTATTGTTTCATCACTAATTAAACCTCTTAACTTCATATACATATCAACTATTTCATTCTCGTTAGCTGGCAAATTCTTATTAAGTGTTATTTTAATATCTCTAAAATCATAATTTTCATCTTTAGCTAAATTTATTCTACCAAATATTAATTCCCATCTTCTTTTATATGCCATCTTTAACATTTGCATTGCTTGAGTTGTTGTTTGCTCTAAACTAAAGAATTTCCTATCAATAGCACTTGCATTGTCTGCTTTAGTAAATCCTAAGTCTGTTGTTTGTGGAATACCAGGTATCATCATAATTAAATCTATATAAGTCTTTAATGTATTTTGAATAGCACTATCATCTATTGATTTCAATATCCAGTCAATATCGCCATCATCTGGTGTATAGAATACTTGCATTTTTAGTAATTGTTCATCAAATGCTTTTCTTTTCTCATTCTCTACTAATTTACCATCTTTTTCTACTAATAGTTCTTCTTCTGGTCTATATCCTGTTACTTTTAATTTTGCTTCATTATTATATTTAAAAGTTTCTTTTATATCTTTTATTAATTCTTGATATGCGTCTATTAAATCAATAACTGGTTCAAATAATGCTACACCATCTGGCATTTCTACACAAGTAAATGGTACATCTATCCAATTATGATTGCCATATAATGGATTGCCATCTAAATCTGTTTCTTGTACTAATTCATAAGAACTTCCATATCCTTTATAAACTCTCGTTTCTGTTTTATCAGTCAATGTAACAACGTTTATCGTTTTGTTATTAATGTCTTTTTCTTCATAAACTTGAACTATACCAATTAATTGTCTTGGTATTGAATAGTCCCATATTGCTTGAGTTTGCAATGGATTTGTTCTTGAGTAAACATATTCATTATCACTATTCTCATAAAGTATCTCATAGCAAGTTCCTGTTGTTAAAATATCGTGTACTAATTGATAATTTTCTGTTCCATCATCATTATAATTACAAATATAGTTGATTATCATTTCCATACTATCTTTATAATTCTTATCTCCTATTATTTTATCTAATACTTTCTTAAATAAGTTCTTTTTAGTTTCATCTGCTGTATCTTCAACTTCATAAGTAGGTTCTTTTCCTCCTAGATAACCACTTGCTATATCTACAATATATCTTTCAAATGGTACAACTGGACTTTTATCTCCTCCAATTATATTTATACTTTTTGCCTTTCTCCTATATCTTTTATATAATTTTCTTTTCTTATTCAATTCTGGCATAACTAAGTCAACTAATTTATTGATATTATCTTCACTTAATTCTTTTAAATCATTTAATTGTATCATAACCTTACCCTCCCTTTTTTATTAACTATGAATTTAAAATCTCCTTTTGCTATCTTTTTAGCCATTTCTATAGATTTTCTTTTGCCTTTATTATCTGTATTAATGTATAACTTATAATGTTCTTCATCTGCCCACATATAACCAACCTTTCCTACCGTGATAGGTATAGTTTCATCAGTAGACATATCATCAACAATTACAAGCTCGTCATCTTCTTCCATTTGCTTTAATACACTATCTAATAATCTCCCTATATATCTTTCGCTATTGTTAGTGTATATTATAATACTTCTTTTCATATTATCTCCTATATTATACTCTTGTATCCAAATGTCATTGTATTTGATTTAGTTTCGTGCTCTATAGCGTATCTAACTGCGTCTATTGTATGGTTGTTCATATCAGGATATTTGCTTTTAAATTCGCCATATTTATCTCTTTCATATTCATATAAACCAAATTCTCTAGCACAATTAGGACATCTTACATTATCAATTATTATTTCTTCTAAATCTTGTAGCCATCTTATACCATATTCTACACTATCAGGACCTTTCTTTGCTCCTTTGACATACATCTTACCTAAACTATTTAATTTGTCTATAGATTTAGGTTCTGCACTATCTGCAGTAATTGTTGCTCGACTTATCTTTTTCTGTACTATTTTCTCCCATAATCTTTCATTAGATAAGCCTGTTCCATATACTTCACTAAAAATATACAGCTTTTTACGAGTTTTGTCAAAGTGGACTTGCACATACGCACTAGGGTCTACTGCGTATCCAAAATCAAGCCCATCATATATCTTATCAAAAGACTTAATTTCATCATCTGTTATCTCTCTTATTGTTAAATTATCAAATACTGCTCCACCTGTTCCTGTTGCTTCTCCTAAATATTCGTTTCTATATGCTAATTCATTTACTTCTTTTAAATGTTCTGCCTCTAAGAAAAAAGGTTCTCCTAACCATTCTTTAGGTACTGATAAATAATTTGATTTATGTAATAATTTATCTGGTCTATTTATTAAAGCTTCTGCATTTACCCAATTATTTATGTTCTTAGGTGGATTATATGAATAGAATACTATAAACTTATCTCCTCCACGCATTAAAGTTTGATTTATATTACGAATTTCTTCCATACCATAAAATTCTGATACTTCTTCATACCATATAATTTTACAATATCCTTTTTGAAATTTAGTAGACTTTAATTTCTGTGGGTCATCACTACCTCTAAATAATATCTTGTTCCCATAAGGTTTATAAGTTAACTCCAAAGGACTTTTAGTTACTTGCCAATACTGTGATACTCCTAACTTATCTAAAGCCCATAATATTTGATTATATACACTATCTTTAATGGTATTACTTACCTTACGCAATATTACGCAATTCGCATCAGGGTCTTTCATCATTATTAATGGTATTTCTATGCTTATAAAACTTGACTTAGTACTAGCTCTACCACCTGCCAACCAGTAATGAGTATATCTATACTGTTTTATAAATTTATGAACATCAAAAAAAGAAGGTGCAATTATGTCTTTTAAATTAATATTCATAATTATTCCCCCTTTATTATTTTATATCATCTATTATTCTTGGAACTTCATCTATTTCTACTTTGTTTGTTATTTGCTGTCCTGATGTATCTCTTAATGTATTAAATGCTTGTACATCACCTTTTAATGCTTTCTGATACATTGCTATTATTAAAGCCATTTGATTATTCATATCATTATCTTCTACTCCTAGCTGTTGTAATTGGTCTTTTATCTTACCATTCTTTATAGGTAAATTTAATAACATTTCTAGTTGTTCACGCATTAATTTCTTTTCTCTTCTAGCCTTTCCTGAAGCTACGCCACCTCTTTTGCCCATTTTGGTTGCTTCTTCGCTGGTTAGTTCCCTAGGTTTTAGATTTTGCTCGTTAGCCATTTATAATCATCTCCTTTAAAATTATAGTTGCCATATTATTGCTATTATGTATAATGCTAATATCCACCCGTGTAGCATTTTTAGTGAACTTAATATAATTCCTATTAATATTAATGTAAACATTATATCATTTCCTTATATTTAATTCTGGTATTTCTTCTACATAATGACTAAAAGTTATATCTCTGAATTTTTCCCATCTTCCATAATTCCATAGTAAAGTTTTAAAATCTTTTACTAGTATAGCATAATCATAATGTTTTAAATTTTCTTCTAGGTCTGCTTTTAATTGAATATCTTCTAAGTCGTGTATATATTCTTCTAATTTACATATAGTAGCTCTGTACTCATTACATTCTTCTTCATATTCTTTTCTTAATCTTTCTTCTTGCTCTTTTAATAATTGTTTGTGTTTCTTATTTGTTATCATTTCTTTTCCCTCCTTTTTTCAAGACGCTTTTGTCCTTGTATATTATCTAACTCTTGATGTAGTTCTTTTATTTCTTTTTTAGTTTCTTTAATTAATTCACTCTTTAAATATATTAAATGTTTTATTTCTTTCTCTCTATCCATATTATTCCTTTATTAATTTAACTTTAACATAATCATCATCTTGCAATACATAAGTTATATTATATTTTATTTCATTTATAACATATTCTAATTTACCTAAGAATATTTCGTCATACAATTTCCTACTTATATTTAAAGATATTTGTACTTCTTCTCCAATTACTTTATGTCCATTAGGAGTTGAAATTAATTTTATTTGTGACGAAACATTACTATCTAACATTTTATTTTTATAATATATCTTATTATCTATTAATTTTAACATATTTATCTCTCCTTTATAAATACTATGAAAATAATATATTCATTATACGAGTACATAATGTTCTGTGAAATTAATCAACCTATATTATCTTCATACTACCTATTAAGGTAGTTTAGTTTTAGAATAATCCCCACTCTGCAAACTTTTCAAATCCACCAATAGATTTAATATACTCTCTTGCTTCTTCTACTATTTCTGCGTATGGTTTACCATCTATTTCTTCATCGCCTATTGCACAGCATAGTTCTACTACTTCTCGGTTTTCTTGAGCTTTTTTAAACGCATATATATTTACACTTACATCTGCTTTTGACAAATCCTTTCCGTGTAGCCCACCACCTGTTACGGATTGAGCCATATCACTTCCTAGCTTCCTATTAGTTGCTCCTGCGTCTACATCTGTTCCTCCAGTCCATTCTCCAAGTGGATTTACAATTATTTTTCTATCTGGTAATATTTCTTTTAAATCTTTCTTTAATGTATCATTTTTTGCATTACTTTGGCAACATATAAATTCATCATCAGTTAAAATGTACTTACCATCAGTAGGATATAAGTTATAAATATTTTTTGCTAATTGTGATATTATTTCTTCATTTTCTGTTAATGGAACTCCTTTAAATATTCCATTATCTCCACATCTGATTTTCCCATCTTGATTTTTTGCTAGTTCTGCATCTTGCGTTGTTGATATTATTTCTATTCTTATATTATTTGTTCCCACTATTCTATATACTATATCAAAAATATCTTCTTTATTATATAACACCGAACTTTCTATTATTATTTTACAATTTCCGTGACCTATTAAAACTTCTACTGCTATTTTAGGATTATCTTGTATTTTATATCCTAAATCAACTATTGCTCCTGCTATTCTATCTGCCACTTTATCTGGGTGGCAAGGATTTACTTTCTCTATCATATTTCTCCTCCTATTATACCCTTGTTTTTAATACTTCTTCCCTTTTTAAACCTTTTTCTTTTTCAAAGGTTACTTCGCCATTATATTTATAAATAATATTATGGTCTTCATCATATCCATCTGGAATTAGTACTTTTTCAAAAATTTTATATGGGCTTTGCCCCATTTTTGGGTTATTCCATAAATAATGAAGATAATCTTTCATTGTCATATCTTTATATTTAGCCCTGTTTTCACTTGAGTTTGTATTGAATCCTTCTGCTTTGTTATATTCAAAATCTAAAAAATACATATCTTTTTCTATATCTTTCCAATATACTTTCCCACTTTTTTTTGCTATTTGTAAAGCCGACGCAAAATTACCTCTCGAATAATCCCAATTTTTATTTAAAGCACAACAACAACAATTGTGTGAGCATTCTTTAAAATGTGCGTCAGATACATAAAATCTCATTCCTAACTCATCACATATCCTTTGCATATCTTTTATATATTTTTCTTTAACTTTTCTGTTAAGTCTTAAATAACCTGTTCCTGTACTATGTTTTCTATAAAAGTCAACTATGTCGAACCCTGCACAGTCGCTAATTGTTTTATAATGTTCTTTTGCTTGATTTATACTTCTCATTTCTAAACAAAAGAATTCTGTTGTTACTGCAGTTGCTCCTGCCTTATGTGCTTCCCTTATTAATTCTTCATAATCTTCAGAACTTACTCCTGGAATAAAAGGTCTTAATCTTAATGTAGCTCCACCTTTGTTTAATGAAGTCCATTCTTTCATTGCGTCTAGTCTTTGCCTTGGTGTTGGTACACCTACTTCTATCTTTTTAGCCTTTTCTTCATTTAATGTAATTATACTAAATTTAACATTCCAGTTATCTGCACCTTTAAAAAGTTCTCTATATTTTTCATCGTGGAATACCCAAGCACTTTTAGTACTAAAACATATAGGGTAATTTATTTCTCTTAAATATTTTAACAATTCATAAGTTTGTCCATATTTTTTTTCATAACCATCAAATTGGTCTGATAGCCCTCCATATTGTATAGGTCTTTTATCTTTTATATATTTATAAAATTGGCTATCTTTATCTTCTCCACTAAATATCTTTTTAACTTTTTCAACATTTATACACTTAACTATTTTATTTTTATATTCTTCTTTTCCTTTGCCTATTCCTCTTTGATATTGGCTAAAGCAATATACACAGCCAAAAGAGCAATTACTGTATGTGTCTAATGTTAAGGGTAAAGAGCAATCTGCTATCTCTCCAGTCCATCTTGGAGAGCCATAATTTCTTTCTATGTCCAGTTTTTTATCTTGCATAATACCTCCAAATCTAATTTAATACTTTTTTTATTATAAATTTTTCTATATTTTGTAAAATCTATATCACTAAATTTATAAGAGCCATCTTCATAAGTAAATGGTATTCTTAAATAATGCTTAATAGGGTATTGTTTTAAACACTCATATTCGTAACTGGCTAATTGCTTTCTGTTAGAGTCATTTCTTATAACACTATTTACTGCATCATCTATAAATGAATATGCTAAACAATTTACATTGAACATATTACCTCTATTTTTTGCAATTTCTGCCACAAACCCCATATCATCTCCCGTAGGATTAAACATAGCATTCCTTTTTATATTTTTATTTTTCAATAATCTTGCATTTATTGACATACATTGTCTAGGTGTAGCCCCTTTATTTGTTGTATACGCATTATTATATGTATCTTTATTATTAGCAAATCTTACTCTGTGTAGACTGCCTAATAAACAATTATCTTTTTCAAATGCAACTTTTGAAATTTCGCAGAATAATCTTATTATTTTGGAATATTTCTCTGGTTGTTTAGTATTAAGTTTAACCTTTCCATCTGTGTCTTTGTAAACAAATTTTAAATCAATTAAATCATCATCTAAATCTATAAAATAATCTTCATTTAATATATCTGTAACATAATCACACATATATTGTCTTGTATCTGATAAGCCATCTACTATTGGTAATTCCACTATATTTATACCTAATTCTATAAAATTTTCTTTATAATTTTCAGCTTGCTCTTTTCTTACAAATACGTAAGTGTTATTTCTTATTTGTTCATCACAATTAGAAATTATATTTGTTAATGTTTTATTTTCCTTTTTTTCCCATCTTTTATATGATGGAATACATATTGGAAATAATTCTTTAGCATTTTGTAAAGCAATTTCTATACTATTCATTATTTATATCTCTCCATTAATTCTGCAGTAGTTAACACAACTTTTAACTCTTCGTTTGGCTCTTTTAACAATTCTTTTAAGAACTCCTCTTCTTCTTCTGTTTTATATGTTATTATTGTTCTTTTATTAGCTAAAAAATCATCTGAACCTTGAGAATACTTTTTAATTAAATCATCATCATAATTATCTGCTTCCATATCTTCTGTTAACATAGATAATTCAAAATTACCAAAACCAAAATCAGTCATATCTATTTCATCTAAAACATCTTTTAACTCAATACTTAATAATTCATCATTCCATTCTGCCATATCATTTGTTTTATTATCGGCTATTCTAAATGCTTTTATTTGAGTTTCTGTTAAGTCATCTGCTATTATACAAGGAACTTCATTAATACCTAGTTTTTTACACGCTTGGTATCTTGTATGACCTGTTACAATTACTCCATCTTTATCAATTACTAAAGGCACTTTAAACCCAAATTCCTTTATCGAATTTGCTACATAATCTATTGCCTCACTATTATTTCTTGGGTTATTTTCATAAGGTGTTAATTCCTCTAATTTTTTATTTACTATTTCCATAATTTCCTCCTAACTTATTACTATATAAACAAATACGGATAACATAAAAATAAATGTTATATAATTCGCCATTCTTTTCTTATCTTCTAATATTCCACTAAAAGCGAACATCATTAAAATAAAAGATATAATTACATTTATTGCTTTAAATAATACCATTTCATATTCCCTCCTTATAAATATTATAACATATTTTTTATCTTTTTAAAACTACATATAATATTATTGCTAATATTATAAATACTGCAATATCAGTCAATGCCATATTTCTTCACTTCCATTTCAACATAATCTTTATTGTCAATGATAGCTATATATGTTATCTTTCTTATATATTTTACATTATCATTTGCTAATATTCCCATATTTTGCATTGTGTCTAAAATAGCTTTTGCTGATTTATTATCCAAATCACTTATTTTACTCTTTATATGCCAATAAAATATTATTTCTACAGGATATTCTTTTATAGGTTTCATATCTTTTAAATATTTACTTATTATATTCATTTCTAATCTTTTATTAGAATTAGCTCCATATTTATTACTACGACATCTACTTATTACACTATTCCAATTATCTAATTTATAATCTATTTTTATTTTCATATTTTAACCTCTTTCTTCTTCTTTTTCTCATTTCTTTACATAGTTCTAAATAGCTATTTTCAACATCGTTGAGATACTCCCACATTAAATCTTTGCTTTGCTCATCTTCAAAACAAGTTGAGTAGACATACATTTTATATATTCTTTTTTCTTCATAATTCATTTCTTTATATTTTTCTTTTATTGATTTACACTTGCAAAAAAAACCTTTTAACCCATAAAACATAACATCTTCATCAAACATACTCGCCTCCAGCAATATAAAAAAAGAGTATAAAAGACCTACCTTTTAAACTCCTTCAAATAATTTACTTTGAATATCACACATAACTACCACTCATTTCTAAATAAATTATATCAGATTTCTTTATATAAATCAAATAAAATTTCTTTTAAATCTTTTATTTTTAATATCTTTTCATATTTTTCTTTACAATTTTCATTTTCTTCATTTCCTCACTTTTTTTATTGTTATTGTTTTTCCATTTCCTACATTTATATTTAAATAATTCTTTCTATATCTTTTTATAAAATCTTCTATTGTTTTGCCATAATGTTTAAT